CGATAAGTATACTATCCCGGTTAACACCGGGTATGTTCCTGGAGTTGCTGGCATTAGCGTCAAAGCCACTGGTGAAGTCGTCGTTTCGAGAAAAGGCCATTATAACCTTTCTTCGTTCAACGAGTCACTTTCGTGGTTAGACCGCTTGGGTTTTCACCCAGATATTGCCACTGCTTACGATCTAGTACCGTTCAGTTTTGTACTTGATTACTTTCTACCTATAGGTAAGTTTCTTACTGACACATTCCAACGTGGATGGGTCAATTCGATCTACTTTACAGGTTGGGTTTCAAGAAAGGATTCGATTAATTTCGAATTTGCTCCTTCTCCGGGATCCTATTGGACTTCCGTTGAAGGTAACTGCAAATACGAGCATTTTTCGAGAACTCCTGAAGCATCGCTTCTACATACTGAACCGATAAAGTTCGATTTACCAGAGTTTAGTATACCGACTCTACAACAGATATTTAACGTCCAATATCTAGCTTTCACCAACCAAGGTGGGAGTATGATACGTAAACCTAAAAAGGTTTACACCACCTCCCTTAGGAAAGGAGCTAGTTAAATATTTGTGTTAAACCCAATGCAGAGTGGCGGGACGTATTACTCGAACACTCATCTATCGCAAGGAAATACATTATGCCATTTGGCACTATTACTTCTCAAACAAAGACTTATGTTCCGCGTTCAACGGGTATTTATTCAGAGTCGACGACAACTTTTGCGTCGCCTCAAGATGAATTCCGCATGCGCGCTGGGACGGTTCGGAAGGACAAATCTATTGCAGCTGGTATAACCAGAGTTCTGCAGAAAGATATAACTGTTAGCGGATTAACGACCCGCCAGCAGGCTATTGTCTCACTATCAATCACGGTACCTAGTAATTCTAGTTTTACCGCTACTGAAGTTGATTCTTTAGCATTAGATATCTCTACTTTTGTTACTCCCGAAACAGTCTCTCGTCTTTTACAAGGCGAGGAGTAATTCCTTAGGAGGCTCACGTTTGG